GTGTCAAAGATACCTACAAACGTGCGTTCAGCGAATGGAAAGACGATTATAAGTTCTTTACAGAATTGACGCTGGTATTGAATCATAAAATCTGGCAGAATTATGAAAGCAATCGTGAACTGGCTGCATTGTATGACCGGTTGTGGCGAGAAGCTGACGAGTATGCCATGAACAATTTTAAGGGAGAAGAACTTGATTATTATTACAGAATAACCGATTAGCTATGTTATACCCGTTTTCATTGACGCTTGACTTATATATACAAGCCGAATCGTTTGAAGAAGCCAAGAAATTAGCGGAAGCGTACGTTCAAGATGCTTCGTTAGATACGACTGACTATCCGGAAATAGTGCAGGATGTGTTGGAAGTAGCAGAGTATGAAATAACCGATGTAGAATGACAAATAACCAATATTATGGCAGTAATATGTACAAAATGTGGCAGCACGGATGTTTTGTGTGAAGCCCTTGTTAACCCGAATACCGAAAAAGTGGTAAGTTATCATGATGGAGCCTTTATGTATGGGTATTGTAATAATTGTAAGGATGAATCAATGCTGACAGATACAGAGGGTGTTAAATGCGATATGGAAAACAAATATCGGCAGTTTTGTAAAGTTCGGAAGAAAAAGCCGGATTATGCGGAATGCCAAATAGTCTGGAAAGAAGACGGGAAAGACGAGAGAGTGAGAATCAAATTATCACAGAATGTGGATGAAGCCACGGATGATACAATCTTTTTCTATTGCAACGGATTGGAAGAATTGAAATCCCTTGCAGAATTTGGTGGGGAAGATTTTATAGTGACGGATTTTTGGAATTTTATTGATAAATCAGATGATTATGAAAAAGACAGTGATAACCGATGATTTGATAGTATTTAGTGACGGATTTGTTTGGAAAAGATTATCCAGAAAAGCCGCAGAAGCACTTTGGAACTCTGTTATAAGTCATGAGTTAGAATTGTATTGGGTGCGGACTGATGATGAATCCGAAGCTGCAATTGAGAGGTTTAAGGACATGGAAAGGGCGTTTGAATGTGGTGATTATGTGTGTATAGAAGTTGGAAAATTGCCATACAATATGACTTTTGGATATATCCGCAATTTACAGGAAATCTCATCACAGGCTATATCCCGTCTAACAGACACTAAGGATTGGAGTCGTGATGTGGCTTTTGCCATGATTCGTGTATGGGCAAAAGAGTTTACTGAGAAGTATGAGGATTATAAATTTGATGGAGATTATTACGATTTGGTGGATGAATTTATTGATGGGAAATTAAGCGATTTAGACAACTATGAAACGAACTTTGAAAGAATTACAAGAACTCTGGGATAAACTTGGCGATATTCCAGTAAACAATGATGATGAGATAGAAGAAGACTTTCTCAATTTCCCAGCCGGAACCTCAAAGTTTGATGTGTGGCATTGGTTTGATGAACGATGCCCGAACGGAGTAGCAGAAGATTTGATGTATAACGAAGAAAATGAATATAATTAATATGAAAACATTAGTAGATTTATTTAATGATAATGATTTTGAACCTGAATATTTATTGCTCGAATTGACAAACGGCGAAACAGTGAGTGGTATAATTGTAGATGAAAGGATCGATATGAAATCCGGTACAGATGGAAAATATATTTATGACATTCGACACCAAGATGATGATGATTCTATTCCTGCCGTAATCGAACCGTCTGCGAGAGTCAATAGATATTGCTCCATTGTACTTGATGCTCCGCTTGATTTTTCCAGCGATAATTTTATAGAAATAGCGGATTGGGATTTTCAAAGTTAAGAAAACATAGATTTAATACAAACGATTAAAATTGAAAGATATGAAGCATACCGATTTTTACAAACTAATAGAAGAAATCAAGTTACAGGAACAATGTGAATTAAAAGCAGCCATCAAATCTGTCGGTGGTTGCTATATATGGGATATATATGATGGTGAAGCCGAATATCCAATCATAGCAGTAAACATGGATAGTATATCTCTGAATCCGACAGATGTGGAGATATATGAAGTTCAAATTGTGAACAATGTGCTTAAAATAAAGGGAAGAGACAAAGAAAGCAGAGAAGTAGTAGAATTTGAACCGAACGATGTATTCGCCGGACACTTGTCGTACATCATAGATTATCTGCCGGGTGACGAGGATGTGAGTGGTGCAAACTAAAAATGGAGAGTTGAATATGGCAACAAAGAAATTTGATAGAACCGTGTGGCATGGTACGGATTGTGACAAAGTTACCAGCCTTTTTGAGTATGGGTTATTGGTGAGATATATTACCAAAGAAAAAAGCTGGCAATGTATATACCGCAACCCTCATGAATCAAACAAGTTTTCATACAGTTGGATAAGCGAGGAAGATATGCGTGAGATGTTTTTGACAGGTTGGGCAAAAGATGATTTGAAGTCGTTTTGTTCCTATGTCGGTGATACTTGGAATGACTGGTTGCTTCGTCCGGTCGCTACAAGAATATATGATTTGGTTTCCTATTATGGAGCGGAAGAGATATTCGGAAACAGTTACCGGACTTACACAGCAAAGGAAGTTTGCCTCAGTCTGCATATAAAATATATGGAAGAATATGAAACAGCGTGCTGATACCCGAAAAGCATTTGAGTCATATCTGGATGGAATCGGTCTCAGCTTGTCTTCCGAAGAATGGATAATAGGCGGTAAAGACCGGTCACGCTCTCTGTATTATGGCAGGATGCTTAGAAAACATGACCCGATAGCTTTTGAGGTCGGATATAAAGAATGGTTGAATCAAAAATAACAAATGATAATATGAAAACAATAAATCTAACCCTGTTTAGCTTTGATGAGCTATCAGAAAACGTACAAAAGAAAATTATAGAGCGTGAACGCTGGAATGTGATGGAACGATGTATGGATTGTTATGCTTCTGAATATAAAGCGTCATTGAAATCTTTTGAAAAGCTGACAGATACCGAAGCTTGTGACTGGAATGTCGGTTATAGCGGATATAGTTTTGATTTTATGTTTGACGACCTACTGTATTATGAAGACCCGTATGATTGTGACCAAGACATTTGTCTTAGCGATTTGCATGGCAAATTATTGTTTCGCTATATCAATAATAATATTATGCCGTATATCACAAAAGGCAGGTATTATTCCAAGGGCAAATATGTAGATGGCAAATACCAATATAAAGACAGACATAGTAAAATATTGCTGGAGAATAACAACTGTCCTTTAACCGGAGTATGCTACGACCAAGATATTTTAGATCCGATTATCCGATATTACAAGACATGGAACAGTTATCCGGAAGATTTTTCTTGGCCGGATTTGATGAGACAATGTTATGACAATTTCTTTAAGAGTTGGCATGAAGAATATGAATATTGGGCTGACGATGAGAGTGCGTTACGAGAGGAATTGCATAACAATCAATATGAAGACCGCCTTTATTATAAAAATGGAGACGTATATGTTGGACAATTAAACGAAATAGCATGAAAACACAAAAAGAATATGCCTATAAGATTGGTGAAATCGTTCTCAGGGATGTAGAAAGCTGCCAGAGTGACTGGTTCCTTATT